CTATTTCCCGGATTTTTTCGGTCGATTTTCCCCCAGTTCTCCCCCGGTGGCGTTCCAAGGCAGCTTCGCAATGCTTTCGGCGTGCTGTTCGACGTTGCTGTGAGCGTATCGGAAGACCATCGTCGGCGTCTTCCATCCGCCAAGGGCCTGTAGCTTCGCAAGGTCGCGGTTGAGTTGGTAGTGCCACGTGGCCCAGGTATGGCGGCAATCGTGAACTCGGAAGTTCGCGATGCCTGCGCGCCGACACGCCGCAGCGAAGCCCGTCCTGATCCGGGTGCCCGCCGACGTGTCGTCCGCGCGCTTGGGGCGGGCGTAGGGCTCCCCGGAGGCCGTGCGGAAGACCTCGTCCTCGCGGTGATTGAGGGCCGCCAGTTCATGCACGACACGGGGATGCAGGGGGACGCTGCGCGGATCGCCGTTCTTGGTGCGCGGGAACGTCACCTGCGGCGTCTCTAAGTTCACATTCTTCCAGTCCAGCCACAGGGCCTCGCCGGCTCGCGCGCCGGTGTAGAGAAGGAAGATTACGAGGGGGCGCAGGTGGGGCGAGCAGTTTGCAATTAATTGCTCGGCTTCGTCGGGCGTGATCCATCTGACGACCCCCTTCGGCTTCTTGGGCCGGGCGATGATCGGCGTGTTGCACCATCCCTTGCGCGCGGCGTGATGCAGCACCTTGGAGACGATGCCATAGACCTGACGGTCGCGTGTCGCGGGCCCGGCGTTCGGCAACAGCTTCATCGCCGCCATGTCGATTGCATGCTGGTCCACGTGGCGCAGCAGCGTCGTGCCGAAGTGCGCGAGAACCGGGGCCATGTGTCGCTTGTCGCCGCGCCCGTGTTCGAGATAGTCCGCCACGGCGTGGGCGAAGGTGACGGTCGCGACCTTGCCGTAGACCTTCTCCTTGAACAGTTCGGCCTCTCGCGCGGCCCGCATTTCCTCGGCTAGGGCTTTGTCAGAAGTTTGAGTGCTTTCTTCATAGCGGATGCCGCTGATGGTGCCCCGGATGACCCAGAACTTGCTTTTGCGACGCTTGACGATTTTGAGAGGCATGACGGGAACGCTCCATACAGACGCGGAATGTCGTCATCGCTGAACAGGACGTGGCGACCGGCTTTCTTGCCGATGCCGTGCGCGCGGGCGTGGCGAAGGATCGTGGCCTCGCTCAGGCCGGGGAAGACGCCATCAAGGACAAGCTGACGGGCCGTCCGAAAGCGAGGCCCGCGCCGTTTGACGGGCGCGGGACCAAGCGGCGGCAGTCGGGCGAGTGTGGACGTCATGCGTCTTCCCACGGTCCGCCGTATTCGACTTCCTCGCGACTGATAAGGCGGTCATCTGCCATTTGGATTGCAAGGCTGTACGCTTCGTCTTTCGCACTCTCGCGATCGTCTTCATCACCTTCGGCATAGCCGACCGGATGCAGGGTTTCCGTGTCGGCGCTATCGATGACGTAGAACGCGCGCTTTGCGACGTCTTCGTAGACCGTGATCTTCCGGGGTTCGTCCGCAACAATGTCCATCTTGGGCACTCCATTCCAAGTCGAGCATGATCGCTCGCTGAGACGGCCCCCGAAGGAGCCGTCTGGACGAACGGTCACGCCGCCATTTGTTTCGAAATGGAGGTCACAATGTCGCTGAAATAGGCCTCGTATTCCTCCAGCGTAACCGTAGCGTTCTTGGGAGGGGAGAATTGCATGCTGATTTCCATGTCATCAGTCGTCATTTCGACGAAGTAGGACTGAAAACCTTCATACCACTGCACATGAATGTCTTTGACGTATTGACAGATCGTCGCCAATTCTTGGATCCGCTCTAAGACATTGAAAAATTCAATGTTCTCCAACAGATCGAGCTGTTCGATCTTTTCGCTGGATTTCGACGCCATAACACTCACTCCTACTAGCCGGGGCTGTTGGATCGGCGGCCCGGCAACGCCGAACTTGTCACGCGGCTTTGTCGGTGGCGGGCTTAGACGGGGTCGGGTCTGCCTTCATCGCCCTTTCGATGATCGTCAGGATTTCGCTGTTTAGGCTTCGGCGGTTCGCGTCCGCGCCGGCCTTGAGCTTCACCTTCATGCGGAGCGGCATACGGACAGTGAGCTTGATTTCGTCTGCGGTCATTACCTTCACCTCAGTTGACCCACTATGATGCCACCACAATATGGTGTCATTTTGTGGTCTGGTCAAGGTCGGGACGACGGTGCTAACTGCCAGCGATAGGTCGAGTGGTTAATGGGGCACCCGATGACGGTATGGATGAAGATGACGCTGCGCCTCCCGCTCCAAGTGCACACGGCGTTGTCGGACGAAGCAAAGCGGACAGGTTCATCGTTGAACCAAGTCATCGTTGACCGCCTGAACGCTTCAGTCGGCGGGGCGTACATAAGTGAAGCCGAAGCGAACGATGCGCGTCTGGTGCAGCGGGTGAGCGACCTCGAAGCGCGCGTCGCCGCGCTTGAGAAGCCCGCCAGCGTCGAGCTGCCTGAAGCCTCGACGTCCTTGGCGTTCCTCAAGAAGGGGAGGAAGAAATGAGCTGGGATCAGAGCGCTTCGGACGCGCTGCCGAAAGCGACTGTCGTCAAGGTGTCGGCTTGAGTAAAACGCAGTTTCCAGCGAAATTGATTGCGGCGGAGGTGCGACCGATGAATGCTAACGAACGAAAATTCGATGCGGCCTTGGCTGAATTGTGGGCTAGGAAGACGTATCCACTAAAGCAAAAGATTTGGAAGAAACAGGGACGCCCGTCTCGGCTAACCGGGGATAATCGAGCTGGCCTAATAAGTGATCTTGTAGAGGTCATTGAAGATGAAATGCTTAAATCGGATGAAGTAAAAATCCTATTTAAAAAGGGACCAGATGGCTTTCAATATAAGAAACAGTGGCATCACCGAAAAGGAAAGCCGCACGGCCTTTTGGATAAAAAGAAAACATTCGCTAAATGGTATGATGATCATATTACAACAACAAATTGTGTATACATTTTTTGGAACCAGAAAGAATGTTTGTATGTCGGGAGAACTGAGAACGGCAGCGGGCGTCCGACGCAGCATTTCGCGAAAAAATGGTGTAAGAAAACAACGCGGATTGATGTATATGGTTTTGATCGCAGGCGCGAAATTGCCAGATTTGAGTGCCTTGCTGACCACAAGTATGATCCGAAGTACTCAAAGATAACGCCATCTCATCGTCGATATTATATTCGTTGCCCAATTTGCAAAGAACAGGAGCATGTCTCGAATACGATGAGAAATATCCTTCGCTTCAAGTAGCGTTCGGTTCAGCCATTCCGGGCGAACGCCAACGCCCCTGCCCGATGCAGTTCGGCGAGCTGCTGCCCTCGGTTGCGACGGAAGCCATCGGGCTTACCTTGCGCGGCGAGCGCCACGCCCACGTGATCGGCGATCTGCTTGGCGAAGCCGGCGTCCCGCGCGCCGCCCGCCACGTGAACATTGACGCTAGGGCTGTAGACCGACGACGGGGCGTAACTCGACATGCCCACGAACCCGCCGCCTGCGAAGGCCGGGAGCCGCCGACCGCTGTTGACGGCTTCCAGCAATCCACGATGACGCGACACGGCCTTCGCGTTGACCACGAACTCGCCCGCGCTCAGCATGGCCGGGATACTGTCAGAAACGCCAGTGCCGGGGCCTGCGACGTGGCCGCCCTCGGCGAAGCCCAGCACGCTGGCGAAGGACGCGCCGCCCCCGCCCGTGAACAGTTTTGCAATTAATTTCTCGATGGAAGACGTGAAGGAGCCGACCTCCGGGACGCCCTGAGACAAGGAGCCCGCCATCTTGGCGACGCCGTCCTGCATCTGGTTCAGCGGGGTCACGGACTGCGTCGCCGCCTGCGCGACCTCCTTCTGCTGTTCGGCGAGGCGGCGCTGCGCTTCCATCGCCTGCTGGACACCGGTGTCCTTGGCAACGGTCTTGCCGACCTTCCAGCCCTCGTGCTTCTGCATGGCGTCCAGCAGGGCCTGCCGCTGGTCCTTGGTGAAATCGCGCATTCGAGTGTTCGGATCGCCGCCCATCGCCCGGAGATAGGCCGGGACGTTGTTCTCTGACGCGGGAGCCCAGCGGCTGATGGCCTTGCCGAGCGTCAGGTCGCGGTAGCCCTTGCTGTCGAACAGCAGCTTTTCCTGCGCAGCGCGGCCCGCCCCGTAGTCGGGGAAGATCGCGAACCGACCGTCCGAACCGGTCGCCCCCATGCTCTTGGCGAACGGGCCGTACTCGATGTTGCCCGGGTTGTTGTTCCGCCATGAGCGGGAGCCGCCGACGCGGTCAGTCGTGCTTCCTGCCGCCGCCGTGGCCGCCGCCTTCGCCGCGCGTTCGGCGTCCACGGCCCGCGATGCGGCGGGATAGGACGACATGTCGGAAGCCTTCACTTCCGGCTTCACGATCTGTTTCAGCGCGGCCCGCGCGGCGTTCGCGTTGCCAATATCGAGGTTGCCCAGCAGGCCGCCTTCCTTGATGCCGAACAGGCCGGCGAGCGGGCCTTTGCCCAGCAGCGCGGCCTGCATCGCCAGCTTGAAGAACAGGATGGCGAGACGACGCGCGGTGTCTTCCAGCTTGCCGGACTTGGTGATGACGTTGCCCAGCGCGTCGCCCAGTTCGGTGCCGATCGTTTCCGAAAGCTGTTCGATGGACTGCTTCATGTCCGCGAAGCGTTTCGTCGCGAACTCTGCCTTGGTCATGCCCTCCGCAAGGTTCTCGATTTCCTTCCGCTGGGCAGGCGTCAGCTTTATGTCGGCGTTCGTCGCCTCGTTCAGAAGCTGTTGCTCTTTGCGCAGGGCTTCGGCCTTCTCGGCGTTAAGCGTCAGGGCCTGACGCTCCACTTCCTGCGTCTGAATGAACTCGCGCGCCTTCGCGATCATGCTCGCGTAGGACTTCGCCTGCTTCTCGGCTTTCTTCTCGCCCTCCAGATCGCGGCCCGGCTTGAGCGGGTTGTCGAGCGAGCCGTCGTCGGCCTTCTTGGGCGCGGCCTTCTGACGCTCCCTGCCGAGTTCGTTGGCCTTCTCGCGCATCCGGCGCAGGCCCTGTTCGGTCGCCGCCAGCGCGCCGCCGACGTAGTCCTTGCCGAATGCCTTGTTGAAGGCGTCGCCGTAGGCGTGGCCTGCTTCCGCCCCGGCTCCCGCGAAGCCGTTCTTGAACCGTCCGAGGTCCACATTTTCGAGGCGGAAGGACGATCCCGTGTATTGGTTCGTGAAGGCGGTGATCGCGTTGATGCCCGCGATGACTTTGTTGATCATCCATTCGACGCTGGCGACGATCCCGTTGACGGACTGCATCATAATGTCGCCCAGCGCCGGGCCCAGCTTCGCGAAGCTCTCCTTGATCGCGTCGGCGGTGAAGACGAAGGTGCCGATGATCGTGTTGGTGACGATCTTCACGGCCTTTAGGAAAACCTGAAAGCCGCCCGTGGCGTCGCCCGACATGGCTTGTGCAATTAATTGCGCAGCTTCGTGGAACTTCTCTTGCACGAAGGTCGCGGCCTTGCCGCCGCCGTCCTTGATCATGTCCCATGCGACCGATGCGTAGTCGGCAAGGCTCGCCAGTTCCCCGGAAATCGGGTGTATCTGATTGCTGAACGCGACAAGGGCCACGGTCGCGGCGGTGATGCCGCCGACCACGGGCCCGCCGACGAAGGCCGCGCTGAGGCCAGCGGCGAGGGAGAAGGCGAGCGGCGCGGCCGTCTCGATATGATCGGCCATCTTGATGATGGCCCCCGAGAACAGCGCCGATGCCCCGCCAGCTTCGTTCGCCTCCCCGACGTATCGCGTCATGGCGGTGTGCAAGACTTCGAACGAGTTGGCGATGGTCGGCTTGGTCTTGGCGAAAGCCGCGTCCACGTCCTTGCCGCCGTCCAGAATGGCCTTGAAAACCTTGTCGGCGGTCAGCTTGCCCTGTTCGCCAAGGTGGCGCAGCTCCATCACGGACACGCCCATGCCCTTGGCGATCATCTTCGCCAGCACGGGGGCTTCCTCAAGAACCGAACGAAGGTCTTGCCCGCGCAAGGTGCCGGAGCCCAGCGCCTGCCCAAGCTGAATGACGCCGTTCTTCGCCTCGGACGCGGTCGCGCCGCTGATGGCGAAAGCCTTGGTGATGATTTCGGTCGCGCGCGTCACCTGGGCCTGAGACGCGCCCATGTCTTCCGTGGATCGGCGCAGGCGCGTGTAGAGCGTCACGACGCCTTCGAATGAGGATCGGGTCTTGATGGCTATGTCAGCAAGCTGCGACTGGCGGGCCGCGACTTTCGCGGCTTCGTCCCCGAAGGCCGCGATCTTCGAACCGGCGTTCGTCCATGCATCCGCCATCTGGCGCAGTTCGCTGATGCCCATGCCAGCGGTCAGGGCGGCGGTCGCCGTCTTCGCCATCAACGTGAACTTGCTGGACACGCCTTCGGTCGCCTTTGCGAAGGTCGCCTGAACCTTCTGCGCGCCCTGTTGGCCGCGACGTTCGATCCGTCCCCAGCTATCGTTCGCCGTCTTGCTGGCCTTCTGAAAATTGCGCTCGAAATCCCGGATACGGGCTTCGAGACTGACTATGAGGCGTTCTTCGTCGCTGGCCATCGTTCAACCCTCAGAAGATCAACAGGCCGTCCGAGCGTTCGGCGCTCGAATAGACGCTGTTCATGTCGTTGCCGGTGGAAGCGCGGGCCACGGCCATCGCGCACGCGACCGCGCCGTCGATCTTGTCGCGCGCCTTGCCCTTGTGGAAGGCGATGTTGCCCGCCTTGTCGGTCTCGGCTTGGATGTTCTCAAAGTTCCAGCGCAACACGGGATGACCGCCGTGCTGGAACTGCTTGCCGACGATGGCGCGCTCCAGCTCCTTGATCGCCGGGGCCATCGTGATCCAGCCTTGACGCATTTCCACGCACGGATAGCCGTCCTCCAGCAGGTTGTTCAGCGTGTTGCGGGCGAGGTGCGGATCGAAGGCGACTTCGCGCACGGGGAAGCGGTCGCAAATCTCGCGAATGCGGTCTTCGACCGTGCGGAAGTCCACGACGTTGCCGGGCGTCGGCTCGATCAAACCCTGTTCGGCCCACTGCACATAGGGCGCGCCAGATCGCTCTTGCCGGGCATACAGGTTGTCCTTCGGACAGAAGAACCACGGGTGGACGATGTAGCCGCCGTCGCCGTCGCGCCATGCGGCGACGATTACCGTCAGGTCGCTGTTGCTCGACAGGTCCACGCCCAGCCAGCACGGCTCGCTTTCGAGTTCGGCGAGGTCCACGGGGGACTTGCCCTCGTCGTACACGCTCATTTCCACGAACGGGCTGAGCGACTGGTCCAGCCACATGTTCAGGTGATACTGGCGGAAGGCGTCGCGGTCGCCGGGACGATGCGAGGCTTCACGCGCGAGCTGGCGAAGGCCGGCCATGTCGGGATAGCCATGTACGAGGCCCGGGTTGGCCGCGCGCCACACGTCTTCGTCCTTCCAGTCGGCGTCGGCCGGCGTCTCGAACAGGATCGGGAGCGTGGACGGGTCGTCTATCTCGCCGCGCGCCACCTTGCGGGCGTAGTCGATGATTTCATGGGAGAGGTTTTCCTGTCCCCGCCCCGCCGTGGTGGCGAGGAACATGAGCGAGCCCTTGGTCTTCGGCAGGCCCGAACGGATCGCGTCCCACAGGTCGCGCTTCGGCCATGCGTGCAATTCGTCAATGAGCGCGAAGGCGGGCGTCCGCCCGTGCTGCTTCCCTGCGTCCGAGCTGATGCTCTCGAAAAAGGCTCGCTTCTGTGTGTTGTTCAGGACGTTCTTGTAGTCGGCGAGGCGGGCGATCTTTTCGAGGCGCGGCGTCGACAGGATGATCTCATAGGCTTCGCGGTAGGCGATCTTGGCCTGCTTACGGTCGCAGGCGGCGGCCACGCACTCGCCGCCGGGAATGAGTTCGGGCCCGAAGGTGTGGAGCAACGCGAGCCCCGCGCCCAAGCTGGTCTTGCGGTTGCCGCGCGGGACCAGCAGCACGACCGTGCGCACGATGCGCGTCCCGTCGTCATGGCGGGGGCCATAGATGCGACGGACGATGCGCTCTTGCCACGGGTCGAGCTGGAAGGCGTGGCCGGGCAGCGGGTTCTTGGGATGCTTCAAGCTGCGCAGGAACTTGACCGCGCGCTCCCCGAACCCGAACGGATCGGGGATGGCGCTGTCATCGAAGGCCCAAGCCGGATATGTCGTCATGGATTGCAATTGATTGCACTCACGGTTGCAGGACGCATCGCAGTTCGAGCCCGCGCCGCCGGCCGATTTCGGCGACTTCCTTGATGTGGTAGTCGCCGCCGTCATAGACGACACGGTCGGCCAACGTGATGCCCGCGACATAGCGGATGCGGAAGATGCAGGTCGCCACACTCGCCGCGCCGAAGTCCCGGATGAACTCCTTCGCCGTCGCCTGAATGAGTTGGGCATGCACGGCGATGACCGGAACCCATGCCTGTTGCGGCGCGCCGTAGTCGTCCACGGTCGTGGTCATGCGTTCGATGGTGACGACGCGGTCGAATGCGCCCGATCGAAGGTTGATCATGTCGCCAACTCCACAAGGGTCGCGGACAGCGTCATCACGCCATGCGAATGCACGCCGTCCGGGTCGCGCATGAACCGGGAGCCGTGGACGAACAGGTCCGCGACATAAAACCCGTCGAGTGCAAGCGGACCATCGGCGAGCGCGTCGCGCACGGCGGATGCGATGGTCTTGACGCTCGATAGCGAAGGGTCCGATTGCCAGAGATGCAGGTCGGCGTAGACGACGAAACGACTGCGCGCGAGCCCTTCGGGCGCGAGCGTCTGGCCTTCGCCGATCAGGATGCAGGGGAAGACCTCCGGCCGCCAGTTGCGATCCATGATCGCGGTCGCGGGGACCAGCGAGGTGACGGCCGACGACGCCGCCAGCCGGGCGCGGATCGCCTTCTGGAGGTCAAGAGAGGGTTCGCTCACGACGCCCCCCAGTTCTCGCGCACGGACTTCGCGACGGCGCGCTTGAGGCGGTTCTGGATGCGCTTCCTGTTCAGGCGGAAGGCAGGCCAGAAGTAGGGCTGGGCGTGGGCCTGCTTGGTCCCGTACTCGACAAGATGCGCGTACCTGACCTGCGTGTCGCCGACCGTGATCAGCACTTCCGTCTCGCCCGCGACGCGCGAGCCGCCCGGTTGCGAGTATGGCGGGGTCGCCTGCCCCGGCTGGGTGACGGCGATGGAGTTGCGCAGCGCGCCCGTGTCCTCGGGGGCGAGCGACCGTGCCGACGCCGCCAGTTCGTCGCCCGACTTGATGAGCGCGGGCTTCACGGCGTCTTTGACCGCCTTCGGGATGGCGGCCATACGCTGGGCGAGACGTTCGGACTGGCGGCTCATGTCAGAACGTCCATGCGCGATACGGGGCCAGCAGGTCGAACATGCCGGGGCAGTTCTCCACGATGTTCGTCCCGATCAGCGCGGCCTCGCGGTTGTTGTAGAGGTGCGCGACAAGCTGGCGCACAGCTTCGAAGATCGGTTCGGGCGTTCCATCGGGGAAGGTCGTCGCGTCGTCCAGCGCGACGCCGATGTACTGGGCCACCCACGCTTCCGCCGCCACGATTTTCGCGGTGATCAGCGCGTCATCGTCCGCGATGAAGACGTTCAGGTGCGCCTTCGCGTCATCAAGCGAGAGGAGGGGAGTGGTCATGCCCATGCGCCTCTTTCATCATTTCGGGATGTTTCGCGAAGGTCCCCCCGCCGGTCCCCTGTGGTAGGGCGGAAGTTGTCGGATACCCCCGGGGTAGGGTTCGTCGTGGTCAACCGACGGTCCGCTCGCGGTAATGATCTGGTGCAATTGATTGCACGCGACGATGCGACGGATCATCTCGCGGTTGCGCATGCGGACTTCGCGAGGCTGGATCACTGGCGCGGTCAGGGCGAGGTGAACAGGCCAGCCCACATGAAGGCGTCGTATGAGCGTGTTCTTGTTCTTGCCCAGCTTGCGCGACCACTCGCTGATGTTCAGGCGTTGGCCATTGTAGAAGACCAGGTGCTCATTCTTGCCCCGCTCGCGCGGCATGGCCGCCAGCTCTTGCTCGCCCATGACACGGTCGCCGCTGATGCGTCTGACGATCTGGTAACGGGACATGCCCGTGCGCTCGGCAATCGCGTTGATGGTCAGACGCCGCCCGTCATGCAGGTAGGTCTTGGGCTTCGTGCCCGGCTTGCCGTCCACGTCCAGCGGTCGGCCCTGACGGATGCGCTGATGGATCAGGTTGACGTGCTTGCCGGTGATGGCCGCGATCTCCTTGGCCGTCATGTAGCGGCCCCGGAACAGATGCAGCTTGGGCGTAGGTCCGCCGACATGGATGCGCGTCAT